TGATATCACCTAATTGATTGTGTAGATAGGCGCTGAGTTCACTAAAGAAGAATGTATCGCCGAAATTCCAATTATTGATATCAAAATAATTATTCATGGCTGTCAATACCGCACTCTTAATGTCACTGTCACTGGCAGTAGTATCGCTGGTCTTGATGACTTTGATAGTACCACGCAATGCGCTTTGTGCTTTAGGACCAAATAATGGTTTAAACACTACACTATTTAATACCACAGAATCACTCAACATTTTGTAATCTTGCAATTGTCCATACTCTGCGCTTAACTCATTGATAGTTGGTCTGCTTGGCATAGGCACAGTGTTTGTAGTGTCTTGAATATAATTTTGATATGCTGTATAATATGCCTGTGTCACTACATACAAATCGATTATGTTTGTAGTCGATGGATCTATTCGTGTAGTATTGTTGCTGTTATGTCTATATAGGTAACTCAAGCCTTGTCTACCTGGTTTGACCGAATAATTAGTCTGTTCTACTAGAGTGTAACTTGTTTGTGTTACTGTAGCATCTTGAACGGACTTATAGAATTTGTTATCTGTCGTAGCATAGTACAATTGACCGACAGGATAATCATACTTGATTACTTCGATTTGACTCTTGATAGCATATGAATATATGATATCGGTGCTAGGAACTATCTGCTCTCTAGTTAGATTTACTGCATCTTGTATAGTTTCAAAGAACACATATTTGCCAGTATTTGCTGATCCAGGAACTACTCCTGTTATCTCAGTAAAGAAATCAGGATTCACAACAAGCAAATTATTGTTTACATCTGTGCTTGCTACTTCAACTTCAAAATCATTTACATAACCGTCACTTTGTGTTGTTTGACCAATAATGTTTACTGGTATGTCATTACCCAATGCAGTAGCACTATTTGGCTGAGTGTTTATACCCAATACATTGATGAAGTCTTGTAATATCTTACCAGAGAATGGGTCGTATACAAGTTCATTCAATGCATATGTAAAGCGTGTCTCATCTACGCTACCAAAATAATAACGCAATGAACGGAACTGTACCACATATGTATTGTCTGCTATATTATTAAAATATACAAACCAGTCACTATTTTGCCCCAACTCAATAGACCAACGACCATTGTCGATTCTGCTATTGTTGTATACCAAACTAAAATCTTGTTGTAACTCTATTCTTAATATGGCTTCTTGTATGATGCTGACGGGTAAACTATTATCCCAAGCAGGTATGACGCTGTTGAGTACTGCACCATCAGGCACATAACCATTTAATGTAACAGGACCTACTCCATTACTGAAGTTGCCTTGACCTGTATTGCTACCGTCACCTGATACATTTAATACAGTAGTCCATATATAGGATTTATTTGTGGCACTTGCTGTCGTAGTCAATCTATTATTCTGATCAAAACTATAACCTATAGGTGCTACAAATTTACACAAAGCACCCTTAGAGATATACTTTCTGTTGCTATCTGTATTTGCTCCTAGCATAACAGGAGTTTCGATAGTATTATCTAAAATATAGAAATAACCATTGACGCTATTTCCATTCACATTACTTGTATTGAAATAAGTGGCGTTAGTTCCTGATGGGAAACTATAGCGATTATACCAAGTCTGTGAAGAATCTGCGGTAGCGTTTATGTAATATTGTATAGTTCTGTTGTCAGATAATATAGCAGCCAAAGTTTCTGTAAAGAATGATATGACGCTACTTGAATTTAAAACATTTAAGTTTACTGACCCCGGAGTATCGTCTTCCCATAATCCACCGTCATTACCTAGATTATTGATGCTACTATATTTGCCAGTTGGATCTAATAGATCAAGGTTCTTGCTGACACCTATACTTGAGCGATTTACTGCTTTTGATTTGATGATTGATGAATATAATGTGAATGGGAAGTTGTTATAGTCTTCTCCATTTACCATTCTATTCTGTGTATAATATCTTGTAGGTGCTCTTTGCTTTATGCTAGCGATACTTTCACGCGCCTGACCATTGCTTACAGGCTGTGTCAAAGATAGACCTAAAGTCAAAGTCTCTGATCTACCTGTGCGGCTGATATAAGTAAATGCCACGCTTATACCTTGCATCTCGTTGATGTCAATAGTATATGTCAAGCCATTACTTGCACGAACATATGCTCTGAAAGTACCTACTGGAATGTTGCTGAATACGCCATCTCCAAACACATATGTTACTTGATCGTTAAATCGTGAATTGACGCTAAAAATATTCTTTTTGCTTGTCTCTGTTTGTAGATATGCGTCGGCATAGACATTATCGACCTTTTCCCAAACTAATCTACTGTTGTTATTGAGATTCAATTGATATAACCAAGTATCTGTATTGTTGACACCTTCGATATCAATATTCACAGCCTGGTTGCTAATCTGCTGTTCTAGTACAAAATCATAATTATTCAATACACCTTGCTTGAAGTATACGAAATATCCGGTGTTACTGCTAGCAAAACCCAACTTATCATTCTTATATAAGAAATTAAATTTACCTGTTGGTGCAGGTGGAATCTCATATAGATAGTCCTCATCAACACTAGTCACGCTGACAAGTTCAAAATTCATAGTCGTGCCATCTACTGTGCTAGTGAATGGTACGATAGGTAAACTTCCGTCTGGTATTTGCATACTATATTCGGCAGTAGTGACACCTAAGATATCAGAAACATTGCTAGGGCGACCGATTCTTTGGCTGCTGATAAGCGTAGCATTGAGTATCGTATTGAATTGCTCAAACCAATTAGCATTGGCAGGGTCATTCCATAATATAGGAACATTGCTTAGATTGACCCCATTGAAATCTGTGATATCTTGGCTAGTCTGTATGCTAGTGATCTTTAATGTGCCCTCAGCACATATATTTCTTTTGGGTGTATAACTTACAAGATTGGCTAACTTGATCACGCTATCACGGCGTTCGGCAGTATCTATAAAGTTTTCACGCGCATTCAAGTCATTTCTAAAAGCAAGACCTTGACCCATGAACGCCATGACATCAAGCAATGCGATGAATTCTGACGATTCGATATAATCGTTGTAAGTTTCGGGATAGTAGACACGCAGGTAGTCGATGAAACTCTTGCGTAGTGTCTCGTAGTCGTAACTTCGGAAGTCTACTTCACGGAATGTTTGGTAGATTGCTTTCCAATCGTTGACCCCGAATAATGCTGCCTGTCTTGAACTTTTAGCCATAATTACTCTCTGATTTGATTATTTATCAAATCCTAAAACCGTGGTTTTTAAGATTATTGAAGGGCGGCGGTATTAGTCGTGCTATCGAGGAACACGCTTAAAAGTGAGGCTTCATTGAAAGGCTGTACAGCCAATTCTACTTCAAGCAATATACCGTTCTCTTGCGGATAGGCTCTAACATAGTTTAACACTATTCTAGGGTCTTGGCTAGCGATTCTTGCTATCTCATTTTCTAGGCTAAATTGAACATCAGGAGTGTTAGGTTCGAATACAAAGTTCCACAATGTGGTACCATAATCAGGTTGACCTACTTTTTCGCCTTGTCTGATGTTCAAACTATTCACAAAATCTTGAACTACTAGATTTTCGTCTGTCAATTTAAACTTTTTACCGGGATATACGGGATTTACCAAAGATCCTACACCGCCGTCAATGCCCGGAAATGCATTTGTTGTTTTTGGTTTACAAGCGTTAAGTGTAGTGAATCCGTTATATTGTGCCATAATTATATTTATAGTTTAAATTATGCGTTGCCTGTCACAACCTTTGTAGTTATAGAAGTCACAGTGGTATTGCTTGTGCTTGCAGAATTCGTATTTGACGATGCATTACCATATATAGCCAATGCTACAGCAGGGAATTCTTCATTTAGTTTCACGATTTTATCCTGTGCCGCTGTATATTCTGCGATTGCCGAGTCATATCCTGCTTTGGCTATATCAATTCCCGGGTCGCCTGCAGGAAGATTTTGTTGGGCCTTGAGATATTTGTCTAGTTCATCTATCATTTTGCTTTCTGCTTTGTTAGATTCTATCAACAATTCACCTTGTTTTATGATATAATCAAACTTTTGCTTTTCAAAATCTTCGACTTTGCTCTTAGCAGCCTCGCTCACTTCTCCGAAATTAGGAGCAGGTATATCAGGATCTCCCAACTGACTTGTTATAGCCCCTGTTATGCTACTTCTATCTGTAGTATTGAGTGCTATGCTAGGTACCTTGATTCCAGATCCGGCGCTTGCTATAGATCCTAATGCGCTTTGTAATTCAGCGGCTGCGCCAGCCGGTAAACCTGATGTGACTAATGATGTCAGTGAATCTGCGGTACCCTGTGCTTTAGCAAGTAAATCATTTGCTTTACCTGTCAATCCACCTGCTATATTATTAAGTTTATCTGTTGCCGCACCTGCTATCGCTGACTTCAAATCACCTATACCAGGCATGCTAGGTACCGCTCCTTTAGCAAGATTAGTGATGCTTGATACGGCTGCTTGCCCTCCCGGTAGATTTGACAAACCGCTTGCAACTGTTGATGTCACTGCGGCTACTGCGCCACCTTTAGCAGCCGCAGCCGAAGTCAATGCCGCGGCGCCTGAAGATACCGATCCAGCAAATGCTGTGGCTGCTGTCTCTACTGATTTGCCTGCGCTTGATAATAAATCTTTACCAGACCCTATTAACGATGATGTGGCTGTACCGCCGCTAGCGGCTTGCACTAAACTATCTGCAACACTGCCTGCTGATGGCAACAATTTGCTAGCACCGCCTAATATGTTACTTGCGGCACCACTGGCTGCTCCGCTTATCACGCCACCTAGTGCAGGGCCTACGGCTTTGCCTACTGCTCCGCTTACAGCAGAAGATATGGCTGAACCAACTTTTCCTGTAGCCATGCTAGCAAGTTGACTACCCGCTCCTGTTAATCCCTGAGATACTGCATCTTTTAAGCCTGCTTCAACAGTAGCTTCCGCTGCCTTCTTAGCCAATGCTGTTAAGTTTTGTGGCACTCCTGCTTCCATGGGTTTGAATGAAGAGGCTATCGCGCTGAATGCGCCCGCGGCCAAACCTTTCGCTTGATCGGCTACTGCTTCAAGGCTAGGTGATTTGACTGCGGCTTCTACAGAACTTTGTAGTCCAGACAATGCGCCGGATATTCCTTCGCCTACTGAGGCAGCAAAATTGCCCGCTGATATATCTTCCATCACTGAATCTAATTTTCCAGTAGGTAAGTTTGGTAGACCAGGTATAGATCCTGCCGCATTCTTGATAGCATCAACTGTTGCACCTACTCCATTCTTTGCGGCACTCATCACCATACCGCCTAGTTGACTTGCCGTCTCATTACCTGTTATAGCACCGCTTCCTTGTAAAGCAGTTTGTGCTTGTTGTAAATTAGTAGTCAATGCCTTAGCCTGTGCATCAACATTCTGTACCAAACTTGTTAGATTTGTAGCACCATCTTTACCGGTAAACAAATTGTTTGTCATGCTTGTTGCTACATTGCCAGTGGCTGCTGCCAATGAATTCACTAATGCGCCGGCACCCGGTTTTAATGTTCCGGCTTGTTCTAATGCAGTTGGGGTTAATGCAAATTTACCAACACCTACTGATGCGCCGGCTGCGGCTGCAGTTGCTCCTTGTACTACCGCGGTGCCTTTAGTTACTGCATCTTTCAATGGTCCTGCGGCCGCCGCTTGTGCTACTGCACCTGTTATGGCTTGTGTAGACTGCGCACTCAATGCCTTGCTTGCTGCTCCTACTGAAGGCGCTGACGCTGCCGTAGATGTTGCCACTGGATTGTTTAATGAAGCGGCTGCTGTAGAGTTTGTTTGTTGTACGCTTGTGGCAGGCGCTGCCGGCAATGCGCTACTTGCATTCAAATCGGTCTTAACATCTACTCCCTGACCTGCATTAGCCCATGGTGCGTGAGCAGGTGCTCTGCTAGTGATGCTTACTAATTTTGCGGGGGCCGCTAAGAAACCTTTTTCTTGATCGAATAATGTATCTGTGTGCAATGTCTTATCGATAGCAGGAACTTCAGCAGGCTGTGTTGATGTCTTACCGCTGTTCAAGTTAACTTTGCTACCATTTACGAATGCTTCTGCTCCGCTTGCCATGCTTGCTTGACCACCTGAATTTACGCTATAAGCACCGCCCACTTTTGTAGTATGTTTACCAGTAGTGAAAGTCTGATGATCTGCGCCAGTTCTTTGCTTGAATTCTTTTTCACTATTGATGTGAATATTCTCGCCTTGTATGTTTAGATTTTTTGTAGCATGTATGTTTACATTGTTATCGGCATGTAAATTTAAATCACCTTGTGTGCGCAAGTTGATTGAGTTAGTTGAATAGATGTCAACCGTTCCTTCTTTACCTA